CTGCCCATCTGCGAAGGCTTCCAGCTTTGTTTTTTCTTTGTCGCTCATTATCTAACCGTTTCTTTAAACCTACATGAGAAATAGTTCTACCAGTATTTCTAGTCAACCAGTTAGCAACTTCTCGATATGAATACTGTTTTAAGTATTTCTGTGCTTGCTCAAGCATATCAAGTTCTGCACTGATTGGCAAGAGTATTCCTTTATCTTTTGGGTCTAATTCATAACCAAAGGGAATTGTTCTTGCTACACGTGGGATTGCTACCCATCTACTATTTTCTTTAAGGTCTGTCGGTTGTGGTAATTTCCATTTACCTAATGGTTTAGTCATCATCTTCCTGTGCTTTTTTAGCTGGCATCAACATGACACCACCCTTAGCTTCTACTTGCATCTTCTCAGTTTTAACTAAGCCAGTACGATCAAGTAGTTCTTTTGCTGCAGTCATCTTATCACGTATACCTAACTCAGTAGGATCGTATAGTGCACCTACCATAGCCATAGCCGCTTTAGGTACATTACGTGCTAAGTAGCTGTGAGTAACATCAATGATTTCTTCTTTGAGACTATTCGTTATTTCTGTGTTAGAAGTATTAGCTGAATAACCTGCAATGATCTTAGCACTGGTAATATCTCCACCAGCTTCATCCATAAGGACTGCTAAGAACTTCTTCTGTCTATCTGTTAACTCACGTGCCATATTATTATTCCACCATGTGTAATGCTTGTTCAAGCGTTTCTTTGTTACGCCTAGACCAACCACGTCCAAATGTTTTGTACGTATCTAATCCTTCATAGAACCCTTGTCTTACTGTATATACATAATCAATAATATACTTAGGGTCTTTCTCCATAACAAGTTGTAGTGTCTTAGGACCAATAGCACCATCTGCTGTAGCACCTACTGCTCGTTGTATAGCTTTAGCAGGTCTACCACTACCACTATTAACAGCCCAATCGAATGCACACCAATCTACCCCCGATGGAAGTTGATCACCTTTGACTCTATCCCAATAGTTCTGTTTATATATTGGGGCTACATCTTCTGGTGTTAAATCACGCATCTCTTCTTCTGTAGACTCACGACCAATCCATTCATCATATACACGTTTAGTTACACCAAGATTAGTCATGCCACCGGGATCACTAGGATGATTAACGTAACCACCTTCATGTTCTAATAGCATTTCTAAACATTCATTAAAATTACTCTTCATTATTATTTTTTCCCACCGAAGAACTTACTTACGCCACGCATACCAATGCTGGCACTAACGATTCCACCTAAAGAGTACTGATACCAATCAGGCATAACCTCTAACGCAGTAAAACCTGCTTGTACTATTTCATTACCCCAATCACCACAGAAGGCTAAAATCAAAGGAATGGAAAACAATAAAGTAATCCATTCATCTTTCCAGCTATTCTGTGTGGCTTTCATAGCCTCAATATCCCAGTCTATTTCACCTGTGGCTATCTTCATTTTTGTTTCAGCTTCTGCTTTCTTTACAGCAGTCTTGCCTTCTATAACTGTACCAGCAAGATTAGCTACTTGACCTATTAAGTTTAGTCCTAACATTATCCGTTGTTACCTTTCACTTCTTTCTTGCTCATGTTAGTTACTCCGAAGAATACACCAACTATACCAGCTACAGATAAGAAATATATAGAGGCCATAGAGCCAATGATGTCAGCGGCTTGATCAGCACCTACAATAGTACATAGCAATACTAGGAATGGATATGCAAGCATACCAACTAAGCAGAACCATGCCATACGTCTTTGTGCATCTCTCTGAGCATCTTCATCATCGAGTCTACGTCTACGATCTTCTAACGCTAAAGCATCCCACTCAGTCTTGTCTATAGAGCCATTGTTGTCTACATCTACTTCTTCAAAACTAGTCATTCTTAGACTTTCCTATACCTTTTAGAAGTTTTAGCAGCGCCTTTAGGCTGTTTAGAAAACTGTTTACCAGCTTTAGTATCTTTACGCTTTTTTGCAGTAGTAGCTGCGTACTGCGAACTAGACATCGCTTTAAGAGCTGCAGCAGGTAAATAACGTTCCCCTGTAGCTTTACTACCTTGAGTCGAAGGTTTTCCACTTTTAGTCCCCCACTTTTGACGAGTCCATTTATTAAGACTCTTTTGTGATTTGGAAAGGGCCATTATTTATAGCCCCCACCTGCAGCTTTGTAGGCTTTAGCGAGCATCTGTGCTTTACGTGCGGACCATTGATTGGCCTTGCCCCCCTTAGTTCCCCGTTTAATACGTTCAAACAAACGCTTCCGCATAGTAGGCTTAGTATAATTTCCTGCCTCATTTACCTTTGACTTTGCTTTCGATTTCGCCACGAGTAATACCTATATCTCTCAAATCTTTATCAGACATATTATTTAGTAACCATAAGTCGGCACTTGCTTGTCTGCTACGCTCTATGCGCTTGAATAATCTTTTAAACATTTTAACTATCTCCGTTATGTTAGTAAGGCTTGTTTACCTTACAGAGATAGTTATACCATACTTAGTTATATCATAATACAGATAATAATGCAACCCCGTTATGCATTCCTAGCAGGGTCATAGTATTCTTCTAGTGAAACCATTACATCAATTGTGTTAGTAGTCTCACCATATGCTACTAGCTTATCACCAGCGTGCAGGTTAAAGTAACCACCATTAACTAAGTTATCTACAGAGTGACCTGCCATACTTAATCCATTAGCTATATAATGATATGCATTATCTTCTTTGTGATAAAATTGTACGTATACCTTTTTAGTTGAGTTACTATTATTACTCAAGTGTAGGTATCGTACTATAGCACTGAAGTTATTAGGGCATGTGTACAACACAGTAGCACTTGCATCTGCAGCAGTAGCGGATACAAGATAACCTTGTGTGTGAAACTTGGCGTTGTTTAGATTAGCCATTACTTACCTGCGTCTTGACACTTACCTGTGGCAGAACAGTTAGCTGGTGTAGTACACGTTTTACATGTTTTAAACTTAGGTGTCTTCATTATATTATTTCCCTTGTGTACCCGGATTAGATGCACCACAGTTTACGTAGCCACCTTTATTATATGCAGGTTTCTTATTCTTCTTTTTAGCCATACCGCCCTTGTATAAATCAAAAGGTGCTTTAGGAAGTGTGACGTTTTCCTTTTTATTTACAGTAGCATCTCTTAATCCTGATGTACGTTTGTCTGTAGCTTTTACATCTTCAGCTTTTTGCATAGCTTTAAACTCTTTTTCTTGCCTATTCAAAAGCTTCTGCATCATCTTTTTTCTAGCACCATCTGGCATATCATCTATGCGTCTTTGTAACTTAGTAAAACTTATTGCAGTCTTAGCTTGCTTAATAGATTCTGGTGTAATAGGATTACCCACCTTACCCTTTTTCTGGGTTGTGATTGCATTCTGTTTATTCTTTTTATCTTTAAGTTTTTGAGCAGCAAGCTTCCTAGCTTTCTCTGCTTCTGCAGTCTTGTCTTTCGGTACTTGGGTTACAAGTTTACCACCTAATTTTTTAAGTACTTCTATTCTGGACATTATATTTTTCCTATTACCATTTAACTTTGTGTGACCAGTACTTAGCACTTAGCTTACTAGTCGGTTTACCTTGAGCATTATGTCTAGCATAGTAACTCTTCTTACGAGCTTTGTCTTTGGCAGTCTTAGGATTCTTACCTGCACCACTTACACCTTGTTGTCCAAAGCGAATAAACTTATACGTGTCCCCTTCTTTAGCCATCACACAGTGAGACTTCTTAGGGTGACTAGGTGTCCTCTTAGGTTTGTTTACACCCTTGAGTCCTTCCTCTTTCATTTTATTCTTGACTCGCTCAGGTATTGCCATCTGTCCAACCTTCTTTTTTCATTGCCCACTCTACGTGTTCTAAAGTAAACTTACGACCATAGTGGGCTTCCACTGCAGTTCTTACGTAGAATACATCACTGTGAGGGATATGTAAGTTCTTTAAATTACCATCAAGTAAATGATCGTAGAATTGTTTAAGAACATCGTCTGTATATAGTTTTACTGATTTCTTTGCCATTGTCAATAGTTAATTGCACAAAGTCCTCGCCTAAGAAGGCGATTTCTATGTACGTACATACCTCATTGCTATTGCTTATCACTGTACATGTATACTTACATGTTTATATAGTTTAAGTATTATATAATTATAAGTATATATCATAGTACATGTATACTGTACGTGTATCACTTATAGTGACCCTACCCGGAATATACTATATACATAGTTTTACACACTCTGTACCCCATGTCAACCCCTAATCGTACATTGGTAACAAACTGTGATGATATTGTAATATATTGTAACATATAGTGATAGTATTTTGTGATCACAAATATACCCTGCACGTATATATAACACCATATCTGTATAGTGGTTAACACTCTCATATTTCTGATCTGTGTAATTGTACATATATACTAACGTACACCCCCCGTATGCCCCCTGCCTACCCCACCATGCGTGCACATATACGCACATACAGACACATATACACGCTAGGTGAGCACATAATGCATAGGCACATACACCATACACGAGGAATATTCCACAATAACAATCACTTACAGTAATATGACAACTGTTATACAATCAGTTGCCTTCACATATGATGCAAGCATAGGCATGCTACGAGCAAGTGACGTGTGTGAACGTGCCGATGCACATATACACCCACCCATAGGCATGACCTACACATCACGTGCATCACATGAGGCTTCAAACTGATTCGTTTACCCTCCAAAAAGTGATTCGTTTTTACCCTAACAAGTCCCACATTGGACTTAATTTCCATCACCTACTACTACGTAGTAAAATAGGTGTTGACACCATCGGATTTATCTGATCTAACTGATTGCATCGAAACGGCGAACTTGCCAAAAACCAAAAAGGAAAAATCTTATGACAAATACAAACACAGCTAACACCGACACAAACACAGCAGTACTTGCTACACTTGAGCTACAAGGTGCTGACATAGCTCGACAATGGAAGGCTATCACCAAAGGTGACAAAGCACGCTTCACTCAGCATACACAAGCCAATGGCTTCGACATGCAATTAGGCAAGCTTATGGTTGCTCTTACAGAGGAATGTGAAGGTCGTATCAAGTCAAGTAGACTTGCTGATTGTGGTATCAACATAGTTGACAAGAGAAGACGTAGCGAAGCTAAATGGTTCGTTGAAAACGAAGTTGAATGTCGTGAGTTTATTGCTAAAAGCAAGAAAGGTTTCACATCACTTACAGCATTGCAAAGTGCAATGTCAAAAGCTGATAAGAAAAAAGCATCATCTACTGATGATAAAGCGTCAACAGGTAAATCTAGCAAAGCTAGTGCAACACCAACTGAGGCTACTAGCGAAGTTAAACCTGCAACTAAAGATACAATCTTTAAAGAGTTGCTTGCCATATGTAAGGCTAGCGATGTGAACATCATGGACATTGCAGAGATGCTTATGCTTGAAGCAGAAATGCTTACACCAGAAGAATTAGCAGATGAAAAAAAGGTAGCATAATATAAGTTTACTTATAGGTTACATTAGGCTCTCTCTCCCTAGCTTAGTGTAACTTTATAAGTTAACTAGTCCAATGTTGGACTTACAATCGTGAAAGGAAATGTCAAATGGCATACAGAACATCAAGGCAACGTAAGCGTCAAGAACAGCTACGTGAAGCATTCAAGCACACAGTCATGGGTGCAATGATGGGTTTTATTTTGGGTAGTGCTTTATTTCTACCATTTTTATTGAAAGGTTAATGCTATGCTAAGTGATTATGAAGATGCTGATAACATGTTTAAAATTATCAAAGTTGAAGTGCGTGATGTATATGGTAGGCAGAAGGTATATCCCATATGTGAGAATGCCAAGAGGTTTGCTCGCATTGCAGGTACTACTACGCTTACCTTTGGCACACTAAAGTTGATTGAAGAACTTGGGTACACGTGGGAAATACATGATAAGCGTGTAGACTTTTTAAAAAAAGTTTTAACTTAGTCCAATGTTGGACTTAATATTGTGAAAGGATTTATATGAAATTTAAATTGCATACAAACACACATTACACCATGCCAAAGCCTAGTCGTGCGGATCGTATAGCTCGGCTGCGAGCACGTATTGAGCTACAGCGTAAGTGTGCTTCACCTGTTGTCGATGTAGTGTATGACAACAAAAATAATGTAGTAGAGTTTGTGAGTGACTCAGGTTGGAAAACCTACAGCAAATCATAACACTACTACTACGTAGTAAAATAACGCTTGACAGCAGGTTGATTATCTGATTTGTTGTTAAGCATCATAACTAGTCCAACGTTGGACTTCACATAAAAAGGATTACATACAATGAAAAAGAATAACATGTTCAACACTCCTGATTCAGTTGATCAGATACCTGCAATGATAAAGAACGTAATAAAGTTTATTGAAGCACCTAAAGGTAAAGGTGATACAGTTGAAGCAATAGTTTCAATCATGATGATAAATAATTTTATTGCAGATAACAATGGGGATACACAGTAATGTATAGTCGTGATGTAAGAGAAATCAAATCATTTGTCCGTTGGGGCGGTACAGATGCATTTGTAAACACTGGCTTGTTTGTATTGCTAACGATACAAGCAGGTTTATCCACAGTAAAAGGTAGCATGGAAAAAGTCAGCATAGATGGTGTAAAAGCCAATTGCTTATGGGGTAAGAAAGATGAAGGTTACAAGTACCTTATCAAGCATGGTGACTACCTACGTAGTGAGATGTACAAGATTGCAGATGCAAAAGGTTACAACAGTGTTGAGGCTTGTGCTGATGTTGTTGAGTTATTTATGCAAGTACCTAACTTGGGTATGGTCAAGGCATCTTTCCTTGCTCAATGTCTAGGTTTCAATGTGGCTTGTATTGATGGACACAATGTCAAGCGACTAGGTATCAATCCTAACTTGGTTAAGACACCACCAAAGGCTATGAAGCCAGAGACTGCACGTAGAAAGGTTGAAGAGTACATAGTACTTACTCAACGTGCTGGTTCAAAGTATTGGTGGAACACATGGTGCGAGTATGTTGCAGGTAACAAAGCTAATCGTAAGCTTACTACAGGCAATGTCGTATCTAAATTTCATGTAGAATGTATAACATACGGGAGGTAACATATGAATGCAGTATACTATGAAGAACTTTATTAAGTTCACTAAGTCCAATGTTGGACTAACTACTAAGAAGAAGAAGCCTAAGCGTGATGATTGGAAGCGTGAGCGTTCAACAGCACGTAAGATTAAAACTAATATGCAAAGAGGCATAACAGATTATAAACCAAAACGTATAGCATAAGGAGCTAACATAAAATGACTACTATTTCAAAACCACTAGTAAAAAACACTAACCCAGAACTATATGTGAAGCACACAGCACACATGTCAAGAGCAGGTATTCATACCTACAACTATGCATCTGTTGATGATTACATTCTACAGAACTGGAGAGTGTCTACTATAAAACAGATTGCATCTGACTTAAACGAATACCCTAATCGTATTGTATATAGGGTACAAGTACTACA